GGCTCAATGTCGATTGAGCCAAATTTGACAGCGTTTGCGTTGACGTAATAAGCCTTCATTTCCAATTCCCCTTTCTGTCTTATACGTTAATGGTCTCGAAAGCCTTGCGTGCCCTCTTGCACCAGAGGTCGGCCAGCTTTCTGGCAGCGTTGGTATCGGCCCCGAACGAGCCGAACGAGCAAAGCGACACCCTGCGACCGTCTGTGGTCTCCTGCCATCCACTCGGGTGACTAGGTGACCACATGCGACGAGTCCAGACCTCTTGCACGTGGTCATCGCAGACCACGAAGTCGGTGTTTCCCACGGTGACGATTTTCCTCATCTTCCTATCCTTTCTAGACACAAACGATGTGGGGGATTTCAGGCTCCCCCGTGGCCCTTTGTTGGTGCTAGCAGGCTATCCTCTTGACCTCGTTGTCGTGCTCGTCCTTTATGACGTACTCGAAGTAAGGCTCGGTCACCTCGTAGGTGTCGCCGACCTCGTACATGAAATCGAAGAACATGTCATCGATGCCGTAGCTCTCGGGATTGTCGAGCATGTCCTGAGTGACGGTCGTGGATTCGACAATTCGGTCAAGCTGCTCGGTCTCGACACTGTAGCCGTCGAGAACGTACTGGCAGAGGTCATAACGCCTGTCAAAGATGAAGTCGAGGATGCGCTGGGTCTGCCAGAAGACCCTCTGGTTGAACTCGGACTCATGCCTGAGTGCGTAGGCGTTCCAATTGTTGCCCACCATGTCGTACATAGCCTTGACGAAACCCTTGGGGGCGGTCAGGTTGCCGCGCTTGATGTTGGAGTAGATGACTCCTGCCTGCTTCTTGGTGTATCCCATTTTGTGCTCCCTTCGGTCGGGTGGATTAACTTGCTTTAAGGATATTATACCTCATCTAAAAGGTATGTAGTCTCGGAATCCGAAGTTTTTTGGGCCGTTTTAAGCGGTTCTGTGGCCGAAGTACGAGCACTATTGGTAGTTTTGCGTTGGATAAGAGAAAGGGGCTGAGATTAGCCCTTAGCGTCTCCCAGCCCCATAATCTTGCTGTTTGGTCGCTCTCAGATGGCGAATCCCGTCAGGTCCCTTTCCTCGTAAGGCTCTGCCTCGAACCTCTGCTCCTCGGTGGCCCAATCCTCCAGCGTAATCTCGATTGCCTCCATCTTGCTCTCCTTTCGAATCCATCGTCCTGAATCGGAGGGGAGGTCTGAGCCTCCCCATTGAGTCCGCTAGTCCTCGTAGCAGCCGATGAACTCGCACAAGCCCATCACTGCGTTCATCGCGCTTCCGAACAGGGGATTATCGTCGGGACACTCACCCTTGGCAGTGGCATCGTCCTCGACAATCTGGGTCCAGTCGCTCAAGAGCGTCCAAGCCCTCTCCAATGCCGCCATGTCGCGCTTGCTCAACTTTCCGTCCTTGGTCATTTTTGTCTCTCCTCTCGAATCTGTTCTTCTTGGCTGTGACAACGTTCGCCTATGCGGCGATTTCCTTGGCGGTGCGGCCACCCCAAACTTGCTCTACCGCGCTGTCGTGCTCTCTCTCATCACGCCAGCTGACGTAATACTGGACCTCAATCCATTCGCCACTCATGCGGACCCACATGTCGCCGTTTTGGTCTTTCCAGACCACCCTGTTTGTCCTACCGAGCCATCCCCACGTCTTTGTGGCGAACTTGGTGATGGTCAGGGTCTCGTTGCGGAAGTTGACCTTGATGGTCTTGGTGTTGGTCTTGGTGGTCTTTGCCATTTTGGACTCCCTTCGGGTCTGACTTTAACTTGCTTTATTAAAGTATACCACAGCTATAAACTCTTTGGTGCCTTAACGCGAAAAAATTTGGGGAGGTCTGAGCCTCCCCTTGTCCCTTCACGCTGCCAATGGCAGGGAATCGCTATCTACGGCTTGACGAAGTACCCATACACGCATCGGGTGCCGTCCCTGCTCGGGTCGTAGGTGTCGTGGCATACCCCGTCGATGACTGCCGTGAGGTGCCTGCTCACACTGACCACGAGTTTCCCGCTCGGCAGCTCGTCCTCTCTGAGGTGTACCTTGCATCCCTGACCCACCTTCATGGTCGGGACCCACTTCCATCCGTACACCTCCATGAGCTTTCGGATTGTGTCCTTGTACACGCCGTTGCGTGCGCTCGACTTGCCTCGCTTGCGCTTGCCAGTGCGCTCGGACTTCGCAAGCTCGTTGATATCGTCGTAGACCTTCTTGTAATCGAGGCCAGTTGCGATTGCAACGGCCCTGCAAACGCAGTCGCCCGCGTCCTTGCCCTTGAAGTACTCTGACCTTCCACCATCGTCGTAAACCCACTGCATTGCCTTCTCCTCTCGGATAATGGTGCCTGACTGGTGGGGAGACTTAGGCCCCTCCCCGTGGCCTTTGGTGCCTAGAGGTACATGTTCTCCTCGGTCGGCGTGAAGTGCATCTTGATTACCTGACCCTTGGAGGTGACCACCCTCACATAGTCGCAGAATCCGTCATCCGCGAACTCAAGGCACTCGTCCAGCGTCTCAAAATCGCCGTTTCCGCAGTAGGTGCCGCCGCAGTACTTGTATGCCGTGTAGGCATTGCCAAGACTGACCGTCTCGTGGGCCTTGGCGGTCAACTTGCTCTCTCTTGCCATCTCGTGCTCCTCTCGGTTGGTGTCTAACTTACCCTTATGGTAGTGGGGGAGCTTAGGCCCTCCCCCGTGGCCGTTGGTCATCTATGACTCCCAGAGGACCTTCTGGGTGAGGCGGTCAACAATGCGAACACCGTCGATGTGCCAAAACTCGTGCTCTTCCTCATATGAGAACTCGTGTCCGTCCTCGGCAAAGGAGTGAATATGGTAGTCGCACTGCCTCGGGCCGTACTGCTCGTGATAGCTCCTGACTGCCTTGGGGAGGTCGTTCCTCTTCAGCTCCTTCTTGGCAGAGCGGATTGCGCTTTCGATGGTCTTGTAGTTGCGGGTGCGGTCATGGCCGTAATCCATATGGGTCCCGTCGTAGTACCGCGTCATGCTAGTCTGAAGCTGGAACATGCGGTCATCAATCGGATAATCAGTCTTGGCTTCGGCCTGTTTCCTCTGCTCCTCGGCCTTCCTCTCCTCCTCTGCCTTCTGTGCCGCAACGCTCTCCTCGTAGGCGTTGATGACTGCGTTGCGGACGGCCTGCTTGCTCTCCTTCACGAGCATTGCGATGCACTCAACGATTGCCCCAAACTGAGCGTCTGCCTGAAGGCTGTTGGACACCTCGGAGCGCCTATAGGCGAAGAATGCGTTCTCGAACATCTTGTTAACGACGCTGGCGTTGCACTTCCTAGTGGCGGTGAGGTTGTTGGTGATTGTGGTCATTGTCGGCTCCCATCGGGTCGTGGTTTATCTTGCCTTTATTAAAGTATACCACAACTAAAAGGGTATTGGTTGATAATCTTCCAGAAAAAGCGGCCCGTCTGGACCGCCATTCAAAGGTTGAATCGGTGTCTTTTTTCTGGCCTCGTGTCCTACCTTCCATTGAGGAAGGTGTTGAACCTATCGCCGTCGTAGTGCTTCTTCCTGTCTCTCTTGTTTGCAACGAGGTCGTTGTAATCATCGACTGTCCTGTTGTAACGTTCCACGGAAGACTGGTAAGTGTCAAGGGCATCTTCGTAAAGCTGCTTTGCTCTATCGAGCGCAGACCTCACTGAGTCCATGTCGTACTCGTACACATAGTCTCTGTCTGTGGAATGCCAGTCTCTCTCGTGTTGAGCCTCCCCAAGCTCTTCTTGCCTCAGCCGATACTCTTCAAGTTGATACTCAAACTCCTCCTCGTCGCTCTTGACTCGTCTTGCTAGGTAGTCAAGCTCGTTTTGCGTCTGCTGAAGTCTGGCATCATTGGCGCTGCGATTGCCACCAGTCTCCTCGGCCTCGATGCTACCACCGCCACCATCTGACGTTAATCCTGACTCTCCTGACCTACCGCCCATAAACCAACACCTCCTATATCCATACCATGAAGAACTCTGGCTCCGTCTTGAAGGGAGTCGGACGAATCACTCCCCTTACTTTGGAATCCATGAGCGGGTCATTCTCGGCTCCACCGACATATCCAGCCAGCACGAACCTCTCGGGTGGCCTTCGGCCTATGAGACTGTCAGTCTCAACTCTATAGACATAAATCTCCCGCTTACTGGCCTTTGCCAGCTGGCCTACAGTCATAGAATCAACTCCTTATCCGAATGGTGACACATATGCCTTGGCGAACTTGGCCCTTTGGACCAGAGAGGCAAGGCTGTCTGGCGCATCGTCATGTTCGGCATCCTCCGTGTAGTCGCAGACTTGGTTGATGTATGCTTGGTCGGTCCCCTCACAAAAGACGATTTCGGGCCACGCCGTCTTTAGGTACGTCACGATTTTGACATGCTTGTTCATATGCTCCGCATACGTCTGGACCTTTAGGCCGTGGTTTCTGAAGGCTTGCGCGGCATATCCCTTGTCTGCGTTCGTTTCCATGTACATTTTACCCAAGAGCAGCCGACCGTGCTCCTCGATAATCAGAGCGGTCACGTCCTCGACGTGCTTTCGCCAAATCCTGCCATACACGTAGTATTTGCCGTCATGCTTGTTTATCGCAGTGAACGCCGTGTAATCCTCCCCATAGTAGGCGGCATCGACATGGCACTGCCCTTGCATGACCATGCTGATGTGCGCTCCCGTCTGCGGCCTCGTGAAAATCACATCGTCGCTCGGAATGTGCCTCAACTCGTAGTTTGCCGCAAAAAGGCTGGCAGTCATGTGTGCTTTTGCGTACTCGATTTCCTCGTCAGACATGAGGCCAGTGGAATAGCAGTCCCACATCTTTGGAGAGGGCATAAGGGTGGAAGCGTCATCGACATGCCAAGGGGTTCCAGTGTTGAAAATCCTACCACCTCGGTTCTTGATGTTCTGAAGCTCCATGTACACCTGTTTGGTGTGCTCCCGCTCTGACCTAGAAGTTCGGTCCTTCGGGTTGATGATATCATCGGTAAAGATGATATCGAAGTGCTTTCCCGTCAATGAACCGTTCACGCCAGTCCCTATGAGCTGTGACGAGCCTCGCGGGTCGTTCGTGAGGTTGGTCGATAGTTCTCCCTGAGTCGCTACGAGCAATCGGACTGGAACTCCCCATATCATCTTGGTGAGCGCTTCGGATTCCTTAGTCTCAAGCATCTTCCTGACCTGAGCTATTACCTCCTTAACGTCACCATCGGTCTTTCGCATGAATGCGAGACGCTTGTTCGGCCAGAACATCATGATGAGCGCAATCGAGGCTGCTACTGAGGTGGTCTTGTAGCTGCCTCGATGGGCCATGATTGTCTTGTCCGTCTTCGAGAACAGCATCAAGCGCATCCATTCGTCGTGCAAGTCGGTGAGCCTGTCGAAGCCCATCATCCTGCCAAACTTGACTGGATGCTCCTTGATTTTTACAAGCGTCTCGTAATCCATTCCTATCGAAGCGTCCTATGCTGGATTCGGGTACTTCTTACTGGACTTGGTTTTTCTATATGCAGACGCTGGAAGTCTCCCGCCGCTCTTCAGTGATGCCTCGATTGCCCTAAGCTCCTCTGCCGTGGGCTTCGAAGTCTTCTTTTTGCTTCCCTTCTTTGTGGCCATATCTGCCCCTTTCATCTTATTGTCTCTTCCGAATCGCTCCATTGAGGTACACGCTGCTCGGCTCTAGGTTATCGACCCTTGCCATCATGACCTTAGTGGGCCTCATCGACCTTATGTAGTCATCAAGGAAGTTAGACAACTCCGAGTGGTTGGTCTGCGCGTCTCGTGCCCATATTGTACCATCGGCGTTGACTCCCATGTTGAACACGTGGGCGCTTCCGCCGTCCCAAGCACAGTAGACTATCGCCCTTGAACCGTTTCCGTACTCACGCAACTTGTCCTCAAGGTGACGTTTGATGTTGGTCTTCCTCGTGGCACCTACGTTTTCGTACCTCATTCCCTCGAACGCATTGCGCCACCCGTCGGTAACAGCGTCATCTCCCATGAATGGAGTCGCCTCAACGTCGTATCCCCTCGTTCTCATCTCATAGGCGAACGTACAACGCTGGCAGTTGTGCGTGTATCCACGTGGGTCGTTGTTCGGTCCTCTCTGACCATAATGCGGATTTATGCTCTCAAGCGTTATCTCCCAGCCCTCGTTCAACACTTCGCTACTCTGTCGCAGGACCTCTCCGTTACTGACGATGGACCCCTCGCCGCCACCATCGCTGATACCTGATGAGCCACTACGCCCGCCCATTTTTCACCTCGCCGTTGTCTGTGCGATATCAACATCCGATAAATCAATCACGACATTGGCTCTGCTTGATTTTGCGGGCCTTCCTCATTCTCTCGTCGTTGTCGTTCTTGAAATGATGAATCCTCGCACCATTTGCGTCTATGTCCACCATATGACCATACCATATAATGTCTCTAGGCTCCAACAGCTTGCAGGCAACTTCCATTCCCCGAGCAAACGAGTCCCTATACTTTGGATTGCGATATACCCCTACGGAGCTGGTCGCAAGTACCGAACGCTTGGGTAGGCCGTCGAATATCCATCCATAACTGCTCTCATCAGAGAACTGTATCAACGGGACCACATCGATTCCCTGTTGCTGCCAGTAGTGCGCAATCGCCCTGCTGCGGTACACGTTCCACATCTGCATTGGGTACGGCATGTCTGTGTACGTCGAGAAATCAGGCGCTATGGCTCCCTTGTATCTCTTGATGACCCTCAGATAGTTCTCTGGCTGTGCCCAAATCCGCTCGAATCGGTAGTCATCAACGAAGAAGTGTACGTAGCTGTTCGGGTATCCCCTCGACTCCGCCACCTCGAAGTGGGTCAGGGCCTCTGGAATCGTGTAACAGGGCTTCAGGTACGGCCACATGTTGTCCACGCAGTCCCATCCGTTGCAAAGATGCATGTTCATCAACTTCATAGAGCGCATCTGCTGCGTCCTCAATGCCATTTCAACAACTCCGTGAGATTGTGCCTTGATATGTCATGTCTTTTCCTCATCATCTGAAAGAAGACGTAGCCTTGGTCTTGGCTACGTCTTCTATTCCGTTGGTGTCTCTGGCCGTTAGAAGGGGTCCCAGTCTGGGTTTGTTGCCCACTCATAGTCGGGCTTTGGCTTCGGCCTGCGTCCACTGGCCTCGGTGCCCTTCTTCTTGCCTCCACCGCCATTCTCTTCGGTGTCGCTTATCCCGTGTACCCTAATCATAGTCTCTCACCCCGCTTCGCAATCTCATACAGTGCCTTCTCACGCACTGGCTTCTTGCGCTTCACGTTGTGGTTAATCGTATCATATCGGTCAAGGATTCCGTCGTTCCACTGCTCGATGAAATCGTACAGCCCATCGTCGTTCTCAATCATGAACTGCTCTATTACCCCGTGGCTCCTCATGTTGGCACTACCATGGATGACGATTTTGTTGCCCTTCTTTGTCCTCACCGTAATGACCTTCGCATGCGTCCTGCAAAATGCCAGCCTGAATCCGTCACCGATATCGCACTTGTCGTAAAGCTCCCACAAGAGTCCGTTCGGCCTCCCGCACTCGTGGACATACCAATAGTCGCTCATGATGATGTGGAGGCTCGAAGGCTGGTCCATGATGATGAGGTTCTGGAGGCTGTCAATCGCCTCTTGGCTCATCGTGAGGGTGTGGATTGTCATGTGGTCCACCCTCCATTTGTCCAGTCTGGTCATGGCCTCCAAGAAGTCGGCGAATATGAAGTTTCCAGACGATACGCAGAAGGCCCTGAATCCCTTGTGTAGGTCGATTGACCTTGCAAGCTCCATCGCGTTGTCGAATGCGGCCTTCTTGGCCTTCTCGGCAACTGGCCTTTGGTATCGGTCGTTGGCTATCTTCGGTTCGGTGCTGAAGTCAACGTCGAAGGCTCCCATGTCGAAGTTCAGGTCGATGCCTCCAGCGTCAGGCATATCGAAGTCCACTAGTCCTCCTCAAGAATCGCCCTGACCTTCTCGTAGGTCTCAGGTGAAATCTCGACGGTCTCAATCTTCTGGACTGGCATCTCACCAACTGTGTCCCTGATGAGCGTGAAAGCCTTTGTGTCACCATCGACGGCATTTTGGAACTGCTTGAGGCAGATTAGCGTGATGCCATCCACCTCCTGCCCTTGGCTGTTGGTGTACTTCCTCGCCAGAAGCTCCTCGAACGCCTCCCTCATGGCCTTCCTGCGCCTTCTGGCCTCCCCAGAAGCCTTGCCGCCCTTTTTGCCGTTCTTCGCGGCTTCCTCACGGTTTTGGTCACTCGTGAACGGTTTCAGGTTCTGTTCGTTTGCCATCTCTCGTAAATCCTCTCAATCCCCTTGAGCGCCCCTGTCGTGTCGCCGCTCTTTGCCTGCTTGCCCATTTATCTGACGTTGTGCTCGTCTGGAAGGACCTCGTTGCCGTAGAGCCTCACGGAGTGTGCGGCCTCACGCAGGTCGTGCTTCACGTAGAACTGCTTGCCAGCGTCCCTCAGAATCTCGACGGCCTCGCTGAGGAATGTGGTCCAGTCAATCGTCTTGTCGATTCCGTTGTAGTTGTTGATTTTCCCAATCTTGTACACGTCAACGTAGTCCAGCGTGTGCCTGATGAGTCCAATCGTCTGCCTCGGGTCAATCGTAGGCTCCATGCTGACGAACGTCTTGACCCCCTCGTCATGGAGCGTCTTGAGCATGTTGCACCTCTCCCTCGGGAGTGCCGCGTTAGGCTCCCACTCCCTGCTGTCGGAGACGGATGCGAACGTGAGCGTGGTGCCTACCTGAATGTGCTCACCGAACGTCTTGAACACGTCAACGTCCTTGAGCGCCCTGTTGCCACCCTTGGTCAGTACCGCGACTGGAACCTTGTGTGCCGAAAGCACCTCAAGGCAGTCCCTCGTGGCCTGATTCGAGTCCATGGCATCGCAGTAAACGTCGCCGATGAAGGAGAGGAGCACCTGTTCCTTCGGCACGTCGCCCCTCGAAAGCTCCTTTTCGAGGTTCTTGGCTATGTCCTTGCGCGGCCAAGGTCTCTGCGTGTACTCCTCAAGCGTGGTCCTCCTGAACGTTGGCGCATAGCAGTACTTGCATCCGTGAGAGCATGCCATGTAGATGTTGAGCGCCCTTGGGCTGTACTCCCTAGCCCGACCCTTCGGTGTGTAAATCAGTGACATTTCGTCCTCCTTTTTCGGCCCTTTGCCTCGTGGCCCTTTGCCACCCTTATATTATACCACAGTTCACACCGTGAAAAACCCATACTCTTTGTTGAATTCGTTCGTCTTCCTTTTGTACATGGTCACCTTCCTCACGCCATAGTCGTAGAGCATAGCGTGAAAGTAGTCCGTGCCGAATCCGTTGAACAGTGTTGGTGACTCTTTGTACATCTCGGTAATCCCAAACTTTCTCTTGCATGAGTTCGTAATCGTTGTCAGAGAGTTTCCGATGCAAGTGTAGACTATCACCGTACCGTCCTGAAGCGTACTGTTTTTGAACAGCTGCTCTATCTGGACAAAGGGAATGCCATATGAGTCAACGTCGATAACGTTGAAGTCGGACAGGTCCAATTTTGGGATGACCCTTCGATTGTCTGCGTAGAGGTTTTTACCTTTGCCCTTCTGCTGCTCTACGCCAAAATACCTCGCGCAGTCGAAGTTCTGCCAGATAAGGTTTTCCCCAGCGAAGAGGTCCAACACCCTAAGCTCGTCCTTGTCGCGTGTTGCCACCTGTCGGAGGAATACCTTGTCCGTCAGCTTGTCGTTATCAGTCTTCTTCCCATAGGTTCTGTAAGAGCAGCGGTTTGTGATGACCCTCTTGTCAGTTGAGCGTTGACTTGACTTCGACACCACCGACCTCCCTTATCTTTTGTATCATGTCGATAATTTCGTCGTTCTTGTTCATGTCGGCAGTGATTAGATAGTGTACTTTCTCGAATGGCGAAAGCGCAATCTCCTCGATGACTGGCGCGTCAGATGCATCGACTTCGGTACCGTCAGGGCTAACGTCAAAGTCGAAGTCTGACATGTCGATATCCGTGATTCTCTCAAGCTCGGACGAGAGTATGTCGGCGTCAAACCCACTGTTCATCGTGAGCTGGTTGTCAACGAGGATGTACGCCCTTCGCTGTTCCTCGGTCATGTGGTCAAGGAACACGACTGGAAGTTCCTTGAGTCCGAGCGTCCTAGCTGCCAAGAGCCTTCCGTGTCCAGCGACTATCTCAGGCTCACCGTCATCGTTGTGCCAAGCAAGGATTGGCGAGTTGAATCCGAACTCCCTAATCGAGGCGGCAATCTGGTCAACCTGCTCAAGAGGATGGAGTTTGGCGTTGTTCTCGTACTCAAGCAGCTCGTCTGTCGGTACCTTCGTGACCTCTAGCTCTGGCATAGGTCTCATCTATATCAGCCCCCATTCTGCTAGCCTCTCGAACCCGCCCTTTTCGTTGACGTATGCACGCGCACACTCAACGACCTCGCTATATGGCACGCCTACGATGCCCATACCGTCCGAGAACCTGAACGTTATCTCCTCATCGCCTATCGCGCACGATGCCATGCACACCTGTCCGTGGGCCTGCGCGAGAAGGTGGCACACTATGTTCACGCTAACGTCGGCCTTCGATAGGTCTTTCCCGTGAATCCCACCGCCCGTCACAGCGTCACCCATGTCGCTTCCGAGCTTCCTGTTCGTGGCACCCGTGTCAACGTCCGTGCCCCCCGTCCATGGCCCCAGCGGGTTTATGAGGTAGTCGCTATAGCCATCCATGAACGGAAGCAGGTCGCGGTAGTCCTCGACATGGCTCTGACATAGGATTATTCGGTCGTTGTCGATGACGGCCTTCCCGTCATACGGGAACCCCTCGTATATCGCCCTCATGGTGTCCGTGAGCCGTCGTTGCTCCTCGGTCGCTGGGCATCCCCTGAATATGCCGTTGTCACCGCACTTAATCCCGCCGAACTGATTCTCAGCCAGATGCTCGTCCTGCTGGTTGTATTCGATATCGAAGTACCATTCCGTGCTGCCAGTTATGCGGTAGACAGCCTCCCGAATGCATTCCTCGTTTAGCCTCGCGCTCGACTCGTAGATGATATAGCAGTTTCCGTGTCCCAGAAGTACCTCGACGGCAATCTTGGGGTCACCCTGCTTGTCGTATGCCATGTCTACGATAGCGCCCGCTATGCGGTCGGCAATCTTGTCTGGGTGACTTTGATTCACTTTCTCGAACAATTCTCATCTCCTCAAATCGCAACAATCGTCCTTGTTCGGGTTCACGTTGTCTCTCCAGTACTCGTAATGCTCTTGAACGTCCTCGCAGACAGTGACCCTCTCGAACGCATCCTGAAACGGCCTGACCAAATTGATTTTCTGGTCCAGCGGCAGGTGCTTGTATCCCCCGCTCTTGTGGGTGTAGGCGCTCGTGTCGTAGCCAGCCCCCCCCAGCCACTTTCCGATGAAACCGTTCACCCTCAGAAACTCGATGAGGCACTTCCTCACTCCAGAAGCCCTCAGAGACCCCAAGTCGATTAGCTCTGGGATGTACGGTGAAACCCTCAGCTGTACGTCGAAACCAGCCTCCTGAAGCCTCTCAGCAGCCCTGATGCGGTCACTGGGCCTGCTTGCCCTCTCGCCAAGGAAGTTCGGCCCGTCACTCGTGCTTGTGACGCTCATCTGGATGTGGGCTAGGTCGGGGTCTATAAGGCTTATGTAAGGCTTTTCGGCCACAAGAGCGCTCTTCGTGACGATGAGGTATCCGATTCCCCTTGAGTTGAGCATCCGTATCGTCTGTAGTGTCACTCCGTACTTTCGCTCAATCGGCTGGAAGCAATCGGTCATTCCGCCGAGTCTTAGGATTGTCCCAGACTCGATTTTGTCCAACCTGCACTTGATGGAATCGACTGGCGCAACGCTTGGGTCATCTGGGTGCCAGTTTCCCCTGAAGTCAAGGAGGCTCTTGGCGTAACAGTAACGGCAGTCATGGGCGCATCCGCACCCATATGTGTCCAGTCTCGTCGGATACTTGCAACGGTCACCCTCGCCGCCCTTGACCTCTTTGTAGAATGAGCCGTACCTTCTGGGCATACTCTCCCCTTACGAAAACAGCCCCGATAGGTTGCAGCTATCAGGGCCGTTTGGCTATGTTATGGGCGCTATCTGCAACCTCGCGTCAGTTGTCTAGTATACCA